AAGCCGTTTTCGGCTCTTACTGGACCATTAAATGTTGTGTTTGCCATAATTTCCTCCCGGAAATAAGTCTTATCGTCTTGGCTTGTCTGCTAGGTCAGTCGATAAAACAAGTTAAAAAAAATCCTAGTAATAAAAGTTTACTACTAGGACTCTTTATTAGCAACTAAATTTAAGCTACTTCATATCTTAAATTTTCTATCTGTGTAATACAATCAGCTGCTGTGGTGTAAAGAATTCCAATACCTCCAGCGGCAACCCAAGCATCAATATTCTTTTTTCTATCATCAATTAGAACAAAACCAGGTTCTGCATAAGCTGCTTTTTGTTTGCCTGTAAATGTGCAAGTTATAACAGTATTCGGATCTACATGCTCGCGGATCCAGGCTGTTTTATCTTTTGCAACCTTTTGTCTATTAAGCTTGCCGGTACAAGTCAAAATCTCCCAATAGACTCCTAAGTTATTAATGTAATTCATAAGATCTTGCATATCAGTCATAGGCGGTAGATCTTTGAATAGGCCTTTGTTACTAAGTGCAATTTTATTGTCGTCATACAAGTCGTCAGTCAAAGGGCCATTCAAATACTTTGGCCCTTGAACGCCCTGGACGAAGTCAGCTAAGACTCCGTCCATGTCAACAAATATTCTATTTATTGGTATCATTATGCAATCCCATTTTTAACCAAGCACTCACCATAAACATGATTAGCATAACTGTTTAGTTTTAATTTAATCTGTTCTTGCTCGGCATCTCTTTTTGCCTTTTCTTCTTGATCCATCATTGTTGTATTAACAATCTCAACCTTTACAAATTTCTGACAATGCATAATTGTTTTAGCCTCGCAAATCTTAGCTCTTTGAGCATCGGTCAACTTGGTAACATCAACTTTGTTTTGGAAATGAGCAAGACTTTCTTTGGTGGCCCACTGAGGATCCATACCAATAGTCTTGATATGTCCATCTTCGTTCTCATAAAGAACCTCAATACCGCTATAAGTGCTCTTTTTCACAGCGCACCATTTGTCAGTCTTTGGATTTAAAGTCTGGTAACAAAGTCTGTCACCTCTTTTAGTTGTCTCAATCCAGTATTTTCTCTTGGTTCTCAGTTTGTATCCCCAAGGATAATCCTCAACCACAACCGCGTTATCAGCTGCGTCCTTGTTATAAATTACTGTCTTTATCATACTTACTCCTTAGCCCGGGTAGGCCATTAATGTGCCAGCATCGTATGGTTCTGCCATCCAACCAGCTTTGGTTAATATCTTTTCCATCTCTGGAGCTACTTCATAACCCCACTCTTCATAACAATCATAAAGCGGCATACCGTTGATAGCTTGACCATCTTCACTACCTCTGAACCAGATCCCTGCCTCACCGGTATCATTAAATTCGGCCATAGGCGTAGCTTTTACTCTTGGATAAAGTTTATTAATTTTTGCAATCAATGCTTTCTCTTTCATATTTTCTCCTTTTTGTTTTTCATTTCAATTCCCACATAACTAATATACTAAAATATGCAACTAATTGCAAGTATTTGCATACATTTATACAACTTATTTTAGGTAAAAAAAAGGGCCTTTTTGAGGCCCTTTGTTTGAAATACTTGAGTAATAAACGGTATTTCTAATCGTTCATTTATGCGCCTTGTGAGCCGTAGACTCCTCTCCAATCGGAGAAACCAAAACTATATCTTTCACGTGCTTTGTAACGAATGTTTCCAGTACCGAAATCTGGTTCCATGGAAGTTTCCATGCCAGTTCTTTGGAACATTTTAAGGCCATCGCCTTGTGCTGTTACAGAAGTCAAGATAAAGAAAGCATCTGGATCTGTCAAATAATGATTAACAGAATAACCACCAGGTAAAACACCTGTGTTAGCTATTGCATTAACATCATTGTCAGCTGTGCCAGATCTTAACTGAGAATTAAGAATTCTGTCAGCAACAAAAACAAGTTCACTAGGAACAATAAGTTTGTCAGCTTGAACAGAAACAATTAATCCTTTGTCATCTGTGAAATTAGATATGTCAATTAAAGCATCTTCTAATGAAGTTTCATTAAGATCAGCCATTGATGTTGCTCTGTTTGCAGCTGAACCACCACCACCAAGGGGATGATCTGTTGCAATTAGAGATTTTCCGTCTCCTCCAGTAAAGCTACTTGAGAAAGCGTTATTTAAAACATCTGCGCCTTTGACTTCTTTCGAATTAGCCATAGATCTTGCAAGTGCTTTAACATATCTTTTACCTAAAGAATCATAGAGGTTGTCTTCAACAGCTTCTTCAGTTAAAGCAAACGCTAATGCCACTGTATCGTGGGTATAACGTGCGCTGTAACTTTCGTTAGCGTTGTCAAAAACTACGCTTTGACCTTCAGTTTTAGTTGGTGCAGAACCAAATCCAGTAATCAGGACTTCTTCTTCAAACGCTCTTGATGAGTCTTCAATAGAGAAGATTTCTTCATATTCGCGATTGTATTCGTCATAAGAAAGTCCGAATAAGGAATTTAATCCAGGTTCTAACTCTTTAGCGAGTTGAGCTCTTGATATTGCCATTATTATCTACCTTATGCTAGACCAGCACCTTTTTGTCCCATAATGTGGTTTTGAATCACACATAGTACATTGGTGTTGGCGGATGCTACATCCGAGTTATTAGGATCCTGGGAAATATCTAATGCTTTCAGAGGTAATGTTGCGGTAGTGTTACCGGTCGTTACGTCTAATTCCATATTAGATACTCCAGACTTAGTGTCGCCTACAGGTGAAGCATCCACAATGTCAAAGTTACCAAACAGGTCTGCTACCGGGAAGGTATCATCTGCTTGGACTTCAAACACTACGTTTGGATCATCCACGATAAAGGCTATTATATCCGAGGCAGAGATACTACCAGGATATGTGTTTTTAAATACTTGTTCGCCTGTGGTTGGATCAGTGTATTGAACACCGTTAAACACTCCGACAATCGGAACGGTCCCAGTTGCAACGTGACGGCCTAAAACCCCAGCTGTTAGCTGAGTAACCAAATCACCTTGAAAAAGAGGTGTTGTAACTCCACTCGCTACTCTGTATCGGCTTTGACCGCCAGAATAGGGAGCTCCACCCATCATACGAACAGGCTTACATCCAAATGCGCTATTTTTATTAGCCATTTAAAATTCTCCTATTAATGATTGTTACTTTTTCCCAAAAGTAACATTAGATTCTCTTTTTGAATCGTACTTAACATATCTACCATCGCGCTTAGATTCATTAAACACATTATTGTCTAACGCATCTTTAGCTTGTTGGCTTTTCCCTGCGTAATATTGATTACGCTCTTGGACTGTTTCAAGTGGCATTTTCGCCAAGAGTAATCCTTCGTTATATACTATGCCAGCATGTCTACCAGAATCGTGTGTAGGTAATGCAAATTCTTGTGGTAAATCAGTGCCTCTTACGAGTTCCCAACCTTCCCTTAATCTTCTGCTTACGTTACTTCTGTCTTCCTGTCCCAACATAGATTCCCTTATCCAACGATATTGGTATCCATCTGGTGCAGGAGGTGTTTCTAGTTTTCTTACCGGCCTCCATGGTTGTCTGCGAGCTTCTTTAGCGTGAGTCTCGGATTCACGGGATTGTCTGGTTGGTTCTTGCTCTATTTCATTAGTCATTATTTTGCCTCTCGTTGTGAAATTTTTTGTTTCTCTTTTGCAACAGATTTTAACCACACGTCCTCTGACATATTATGCGGCTTCAAACCTTTAAGACGTTCGACTTCTGATTTAGAAAAAGTCACTCCGTTCTTTTTGCCTTGTGTTTTTTGTCGACTTCCAACGGAAGCAGGAGCAACTCTTTGCACAGCGGGTTTAGCTCCTTCTTTGGCGACATTTTGCCCAGACTGTAAGTCTGGATAAACTTTGTAAACTCTAGTGTTCAGCTCATCATAATATTCATCTGAGTCAGCGTCAAAACCTTCGTTAATTAAATTGTAATGGGTAAAATATGCAAACTGTGTAGCCTGTGTGTTAGTAGCATCGCTGTTATCACCATACCATTGGTTTTGCTCATGCCAGCTCTCAGCTTCTTTGGTTGCTTTTACTTCTTGTTGTTGTTGTGGTTCTTGATAGTATTGTTGTGGTTGCACAGGCTGTGGATTAGCAAAAGCTTGTTCGCTTTGTGCTTTAGCCATTCTAACTTTTTCTTTTTGAATACTAAGATCGCTTTTTAAGGTATCAGCTTTTGACATTAAATCAGCATCATTTGACGCAACAGCTTTTTTATACAAGTCATGGGCTTGCATCTCTTTTGCATTTATTGCTTCTTCTTCTTTTTGAATTAAAGCATGCCTTGTTTGCATCCTTTCTTGTCCATAAGCAATATTTTCAGCTTCTCTTTGCGCTAACATTTGTTCTAATCTAGCGGCCTTTTCTTCTGCTGCTCTATGTCTTTCGTTTAGTTTATTAATCCGTTTTGAAACGGACTTTGTGTAATTATCTAACTCGTCTTCTGGAGAAGCCTCAACTATATCCTGTTCTACTACCTGTACCTCAACCTCTTCAACTTCTGGTTGAATTACTTGTGTATTTTCTTGTTCATTCATATTTATAAACTCGCTATGTCATCGGGATCGAGTATGGTGGCTATAACTTCATCATCATTAATGATTCTGACCTCTGCACCGTCCTCCAATTTAAACCTAGAGCCAGAGTAACGCCCTATTAAAACCCATTGTTTTTCTTCACACCAGGGGGTTTCTCCATACCTTGACTCATTGTTATAGCATAGTGGTCCTTTTTTTACCACATAAGCAACAACTGTAGCCAAAGCCTCACGATCGGTAGTTTGTTTTGTAAGAAGGATACCGCCCTCTGTTTTTGCCTTACCAGTGTAGGGTAGAACTAACATACGCCAACCGGTTGGTTGTGGCATACGATCTAAAACTGTCTTGTCTAATAGAGAAGGATCTAAAACCCTGGACTCTTCTTTTATGTAAGCATCTGCAACTATGTCATTTGTAGATTTTAATTCTGCCATTTATTTTTCCTGATAAAAGTCTTTTAATTCGTTTAACACGTAGTATAAAGCAGAAAGCTCACCTTGCAAATATTTATAATGTTCTATATCTTTTAGCGAACCGGACATTAAAGTTTCTGCTATTTGTTCTTCTCTATCTTTAACCTTACGTTTAATAAAGTCTAGTAAACTTACGTCATCCATTATTTTTTAGCCGGTCTGCCTCTTTTTTTGGCAGGAGCTTTTTTCTTGACAACAGTTTTTTTCTTAACAGGTGCTTTTTTTGTTACAACTTCTATTACTGGTTCCGGGACTACAACTTCTTTGGTAGTGGTTGAACCAGATATTTTTGCTAATTTTTTTGCAATTCTTTGGTCACTTTTTGCTTGTTTATCTATCGCAGCTTGTTCCATATCTGCAAAATGTTTAGCTTCAGCAATTCTATCTAAGTTTTTTTGTTCTCTAAGTTTTGCTATATATTCTTGTCTTGTGTCCATACTAGTTCCTCGTTTTTGTTTCTAATTCTAATAGTTTTAGATCTGCATTTTGTTTTAAACGATCTATTGCTACATTAAGCTTATCATCTGCTATATCTTTTTGCACATTTATGCGTTGTCCTTGTAATTGCGCTTCTTGCATTTTTTCTTGCGATCTTTGATTTTGTTTTTGCATAAATTGCTGTGACTCTATATCCATTTCTTTATCTTTTAGATCTAATTCTGCTTTTCTAATTTCAACAAGAGGATCTCCGCCATCGCCTTGACCTATAGACTGTAAAAACTCATTAGTGAGTTGAGCCATAATTGGTGAGCTAACTTGGTCTTTAATAAGTGCAATTTGTTGTTGCATTTGTTGTGCTTGTTCTGGTGCTACCTGTTGCATCTGCTCTTGCATTTGCTGTATTTGTGCTTGCGCTTCTTCTGGCATTTGTTGTGCTGACATTTGTGCAGATAAAAACTGTAGGTGTTGCATGCAATGGCTAACAATTACAGATTGTATTTGCGGATTATCTTGCACAATTTTAGTTAAGAATAAACTCTTATGAGTATCCAAATGAGCTTGATGATTCTGTCCTTCAAAGGCTTGTGCTGGTTTGCCCATCAATAAACTTGCATTTTCTGTTCCTGCATCTACTGGCTTAGGAGTATTGTCAGCTGGTGGCTTTATTAAGGCTTCTACATTATCCACACCTAAAGCTGCATACATTCTTTTGTAAGCTTCGTATATACCAGTAGGACCATGTATTTCTGGATTAGATTGAACCATTTGTAGTAGTTCTTGCGCTAAAGTTATTCTTTGGCTTTGTGAAAATATATTAGGATCTGAAACAGGTACTACATCTACGCGGCCATCAAAATCAGCTTGCTTGATTTCATTAGGTCCAGAACCAGTAGCAAATTCATAAGCAGGTGGTAAATACTCACCAAAAACTTTTGCTAATAATTTAAACTCTAATCTTTGTGCGTAATGTAATCTTTTGTGTATTGCACTCATTACTTTGGTGCCACGTTCTAACAAAGCAACTGTAGTACCTACAGGCATAGCTGCATTACTATCACCAACATTCATATCAGCAATAGCTGCAAATCTTTTACCAGAGTCAACTAGCAGGCCAAGAAGTTGCATTAATACATTACTAGGTTCTTTAATTGGAAGAGGTATAAGATTTTCACGCA